CATCCAGGAGATAATCGGTCTGACATGGGACGTCGTTCCGACGCCGGTCGCCGAGAAGGCGATGGAGGGGTCGAGCGCGGCGAGGTCCGATTGGGAGCAGCGCAAGGCCGAGGTCATGGAGTTCTGGATGCGCCCGGACCGCGCTCCCGACTCTCCCTACGCCTCGTGGGAAGGCTTCATGCGAGCGTTGCTCGAAGACCACTTCGTCTGTGACGCCGTTGCGATCCACCCGGTGAGGCCGAAGGGCGGGAAGGGCAAGGGGGTCTGCGGCTCGACAGTCGCCTCGCTGACGTTGACGGACGGGACGCTCATCCGACCTCTCTACGACGTCCTCGGCGGAGCGCCACCGCCACCGCTCCCGGCCTACCAGCAGTTCCTTTGGGGCGTCCCTCGGACCGACTACGCGTCGATGATCGACGGCGGGGACATCGAGGGACTCGACATGCCCGAGGTCGGTCGGTTCACAAGCGCCAAGATGCTGTACCTGCTCAAAGAGGCGCGCACGTGGGCACCGTATGGACAGTCGGCGATCGAGAAGGCATTGCTCCCGATCCAGATCGGATTCGCCCGCCAGAACTCGCAGATGCAGTGGTTCACGACAGGGTCGGTTCCCTACATGTACGTGATCCCCGGCGAGCAACTCATCCAGTCGCCTCAGCAGATCCGGCAGCTCCAAGCCGCGCTCAACAACTTCGCCGGGGACCAAGGGTGGAAGCAGCGGATCATCGTCCTGCCTCCCGGCTCGACGGCCCAACCGATCAAGCCGAACGACCTCGCCAATCAGTTCGACGAGTTCATCATCGCCTGCGTGACGATGTCGATGGGACTCTCGCCGATGGAGTTGGGCATCGCCCCGAAGGTCGCCGCGATCCAGTCGCCCGCCGCGTCGAATCAGATGGCGAACATCGCCTCGCAGAATGCGAAGGATCGGTGGCTCGAACCCGAGACGAAGTGGCTGGCGGCGGAACTGTTCACCCGCATCATCCAAGAGGTCTTCGGCCAGGACGACATGATGTGGGCCTGGACCGGGATGGAGCAGAGCGAGGACGAGTCCGAGAAGGTCTCTCGCGTGATCCAGAAGGTCAAGACAGCCCCGCTGATCTCGATCGACGAGGGTCGCAAGGAGATCGGACTCGACCCGATCGGGCTTCCCGAGACGTCGCTGCCTGGGGTGATGACGGCGACCGGCTGGGTGCCGATCGGGGCAGCCGCACCGGGGCAGGGGACAACAGGCACAAGCCAGCAGCCCGCGCTCCCTCCGGGGACACCGGGTGGCGGTCAGGGTCCCGGCCAGGGCGTCACGCAAGGGTCGAGCGACACCGGGCGGGTCGACGAGACGGGGGAGCTGACCTCGCCGATGCACGAGGCGGCGGAGGACACGGCGGCGACCGGGCGCGTCTCGTCGACGAAGGCGGCGGAGGCGGAGCTGAAGGTGCTCGGGCGGTTCCTCCGCAAGGGCCGGGACCTCTCGATGTTCCGCGTGAAACATCTGACAGACGCCGTCGTAGCCGCCGTCAGGGCGGTCCTCCCTCTCGGCTCGGACCAGGCGGTGGAAGCCGGGAGAGAGGCGCTGAAGGTCGTCTCCGAGGCCAGGACCCGCAAGGCGGTCGTCGACCTCGTCGGGAGCCAGCTCACGTCGGCGCTCGGAACGGCGGTGCGCCAGGGTCGATCCGGGGTCGTCTCGAAGACGATCGTCGGGGCTCAGGCTCAGGCCTTGTGGGTGGCCGCGGCAACGAGCGTCCACAAGCGGGCGGCGGCGACCATCGACTGGCCTGCCGGGGCATCGGTGACGATCGCCGACTCCGCCGCGGTCAAGTCGTTCGTGGAACTCGGCTACGCCGGTCAGGACATCGAGGACCCGGTCGGGAGGATCGTCGACGACCTCGACTCGATCTACCAGCGGACGGCAGCGGTCGAGAAGAAGAAGCCGAAGGCGGCGGGACTCGTCGTGCGTGCCAAGGAAACGGGTCGCGTGCTGATGGTGCAGCGGTCACTCGGCGAGGACGATCAGGCGTCGGGATCGTGGGAGTGGCCGGGCGGCAAGATCGACGACGACGATGCGGACGCTTTCGCCGGGGCGAAGCGTGAGTGGCAGGAAGAGATCGGCTGCGACCTCCCGGACGGCAAGAAGATCGGCACATGGACCTCGACAGACGGGCGCTACGTCGGGTTCGTCTACGAGATCGACGACGAGACAGACATCGAGATCGAGGTCACACAGCACGAGGTATCGGCAGCGGCGTGGTGGGACCCGACGAAGGTCCCGGGCAACCCGGCGATGCGAGTCGAGGTCCAGTCGACGGATTGGGCGATGATCGGCAAGGGACGCACGATCCCAAAAGCGAAGGCCCGGAAGGGCCAGCCCCATCCGAATCCTGAAGCACAGCAGAAGAGGCTCGACCTCGCCGACAAGATCGAGTCGCACTACCAGCCGAAGTTGATGGCGGCGCTCGCTGACGTCTCCGGGGTCGACAAGGCGATCACCGCGGCGATGGCCGGTGCTCGGAGCCAGTCGAAACACTGGGTTCCTGACCGGACGATCTTCGGCCCGGAGCTGAGCTACGACGACGTCGTCAAGGCCGGGACAACGGTTCCCCTCTCGATCGCGAAGCAGGTCGCCGCCGCCGCGGTCAAAGCGAACGTGACGACGAACACGTCCGGACTTGTCAACCTCTTGCGATCGCTCGGGATCGACGCCTACGTCTCCGGCAGCTACACCGGGACGCTGCTCGGCGGGACGGTGACCGACGACGCGGCGAGCTTGCTCGGCGGGATCGACTGGGCGACGTGGGTGCCGGGGAATCCCGGCGGCGCGGCTCAGGCGTTCGGCTCGGGACTCTCGGACCTGCTCGACGCTCAGGGCGTCACGATCAAGGGCATCACCGACTCGCAGCTCGACGGGATCTCAAGTGCCATCGCCCAGGGGATCGCCAGCGGGGACAACCTCGCCTCGATCACCGAGGCGGTCACAGACGTCCGCACAAACCCGTATCGCTCCAACCTCATCGCTCGGACCGAGACGAGTCGCGCTCAGACCGAGGCGACGATGCAGACCTACCAGAACGCGGGGATCGAGAAGTGGCGGCTCATCACGTCGCCGACACCGTGCCCGGTCTGCGAGGATCTCGAAGAGCAGTCGGCGTCGACACCATTCACAATGGGCACAACACAGCCGCCGATCCACCCTCAGTGTCGATGCACAGCGATCGCCGTACAGACAATCGGTGGGGAGACAGCGGCGACCGGGTCCTCGACAGAAGACCTCCAGTCGGCCTTCGAGGATGCCAACCCGACACTCCCGCCGACACGAGCGAACACGTACAGCGGTACAGCATGACGACCCCTCTCCACATCGTCGACAAGCCCCCGGTGAGTCAGCGCGAACCGGGCATGATGTGGCGCTACCCGCCAGGTGATGTCGACGGGCGAGAGTGTTGGTGGATCATCCTGCCGAAAGACGACCGTGTGGGCACGCCGGGCCACGTGTCCGAGGTCGACTGGCGCACGACCGACAAGGCGTGCGACGGCAGCGGCATGTGGAGCGTCACGGGCGAAGCTCCGAACCTCACGGTCACTCCGTCGATCGACGTGGAGTGCTGGGTCATGCGCGACGGTAAGCCAGAACGCGAGGGTTCCTACTGGCACGGCTGGATCACCAACGGGGAACTGGACCCGTCGTGATCCTCGTTTGCCACGTCGGGGAGATCGACCATCGAGTCATCGGCGCTCTCGCCGGTCGAGCCGTGACGAAGGAGATCGACCCGAACGAGGACACCGCCTACTGCGGGGAGCTGGAGAAGGCGTGGGCGGTCTGCTCGATGCTCGAAGAGGATCTGACGGTGGTCGAGCATGACATCGTGGTCGACGACGAGACGATCGAGTCGTTCGACTCGTGCGATCGGAAGTTCTGCGCCGCGCCCTATTGGATCGGCGGGTCCACGTCACCCGGACTCGGATGCACGCGGTTCCGTCTCTCGCTCATCAAGGAGTTCCCGAAGCTCATCACCGACGCTGGAGCGATCGACGACGACCTGATGATCGCTCGCCACTGGCGGCGGCTCGACACTCGGGTCTACCGAGTCCTCCGGGAGAACGGCGTGCTGCCCTGCGTACACTTGCCAGCCGTGGAGCATCTTCACGAGTACCCGATGCGACCGGAGGACGTCGATGTGTAGTTCGTGTGGATGCGGACGACCGCACGACGACCACGGCGACCACCGCCATATCACCGTCGAGGACGTCGAGGCCGCGGCGCAGGCAGCGACAATCACGCCGACCGACGTCGCCGAGAACATCGTCGAGTCGCTGTCCCCATCGACGACTCCCCTCGCCGCCGCGCAGAAGGCACTCTCGACTCCGGCGGTCCTCTTCGACTTCGATAACACGCTGTCGTGGTTCCAAGAGTCGGCGATGTCGTTGCTCGCTGGCCGTGGCTACATGTTCGACGAGAGGACCGCTCCCCTCCACCTGAAGGGGGTCCTCAAACCGGAGGACAAGGAGTTCCTGCACACCTGGCACGCCGACCCCGCCGCCGTTTGGCAGCTCCCGCCGGACATGCGAATCCTCGACCTCGTCACGGAACTGATGACCGACCAGCGCCACGTCATCGTGTCCTCGAACCGTCCGGCGTCGACCGCCGCCGCGGTCCGTGAGTGGATCAAGTGGTGGGGCGACGTCGAGCCTCAAACGGCCATCGAGGGGCAGGGGTCGAAAGCTCGGCTCTCCGCCAGCTATGGACCGGACGCTCCGCTCGTGTGGGTCGACGACGACCCGGACATGTGGGCGTTCGCTCGTCCCGGCGTCACGATCGTCGCTCTGACACGACCGTGGACCCCGCCGAAGGCTCCGGCCAACGTCCTGATCGCAAAGACAATCCAAGACATCCGTACTGCCCTGGGTCTAGCATCCAGGCCGTATCCATAGCTCCGGGAGGCAAGTGGACGTCACTTACGTCGGTATCGAGATCTCGAAGGCCGAGAAGCAGCAGGACGGCTCGGTCATCGTGTGGGGTCCGTGCACCACGGACGATGTCGACAGCGATCGACAGATCATCGATCCGGACTTCGCCGCCAAGGGATTGACGAAGTGGCTCGCCACCGGAGCCAACGTCCGAGAGATGCACCAGCCGCGGGCAATCGGCAAGGGCGTCGAGCTGGTCCGGGAGGGGAATGTCCACTTCCTGAAGACGCGGGTAGTCGACAGCAACGCCGTGAACCTCGTCATGGAGAAGGTGCTGTCCTCGTACTCGGTCGGGATCGCCAATGCTCGGCTCGACCGGACGACAGTCAAGGCCCCGAACGGGCGCATCGTCGGCGGCGACTTCGTCGAAGTCTCGCTCGTCGATCGACCGGCGAACGCCGCGTGCAAGGTCGACCTCGTCGAGAAGGCGGCAGACGGGTCCGCACTCTTCACGACGGTCATCACCCACAAGGACGGGATGCCCGAGGGTCACGTCAAGTGCCCGACGTGCAAGGGCGACGGCAAGATCATGGGCGGGAACCGGAACTGCCCGGACTGCGGAGCGTCGGGTCACATGACAGGCGACACAATTGGCAGCGACGGCAAGGTCAAGAAGCTCTGCGGCGAGCCGGGGTGTGGAGTCTGCACCGGCTCGATCACGAAGGCGGAACTCGACGCCGCATCGCGCGACGCTGTCCCTGACAAGCACTTCGCCTACATCGACTCACAGGGCGGGCGACACCTGCCGATCCACGACGCCGGTCATGTCCAGTCGGCGCTTGGTCGGTTCGGCCAGACGAAGTTCGAGGACGACGCCTCGAAGAAGGCAGCGGCCAAGAAGATCGTCTCCCGAGCGAGTGAGCTGGGCATCGACGTCGACGCGAAGAGCGAGGTCGGTCAGCTCGCCAAGGTCGTGAAGGGCAAGGGCAAGATCCCGAAGGACGACAAGGACGTCACCGACGCTCTCGACGCCGCGGACAAGGACGTCGCCAATGCGAAGGACTCGCAGGCGAAGGACAACGCAAATCACATGGCCGGGACAGACGACGACGCAACAAAAGGCGGGCCTGCTCCCTACGTCCTGAAGCGGCTCCACGACGCCACGTGCGCCTGTTACTCGACGCAGGTCGTCCTCGATGCCCACACGTCGATGAAGTCCCTCTCCGATGCCATCGACGTCGACTACTGGAAGACCGAGATGGAAAAGGCGCTGAGCATCGGTCCTGACGCCGCCGGGCCGGTCCTCTCGGCGTACCAGGCGGTCACCCGCCTCGCCGCTTGCTCCGACGCCGATCTCGACGAGGCGCGCTCGGCTCTCCACAAGATGTTCACGGAGGCGTACCCGACCGTCCACCTGACGCCGAGCGCGGTGGCACCCGG